TTCCACCTCCTCTTCCAGTGCGAATTGCATATTCTCGCACAAAAATACGCTGTCCTTCAACCTCTTGCTCTATCCATCGAAGCGCGTAAATGTCGGGACAGTGCCTAACCTGTTTCAGCCCATCCTCAGCAGCGAGTTCCTGACGCAATGCAGCATCACCAATCGCTACCAGATGCGCTGAGTCTGCCTCCCATGAGGTTGAATCGTTACCGGTAGTCGTCCAAGGGATATCTGTAGAGGCGGTCAGTTTATAGAATTCGCCCTGATACCGGATAATCTGGTTATATTCATCAATCGTGAGCGGTCCATCCTCATAGTCACCGACAATTGAATATCCAGAGTTCTGAATAAAAATGTTGAAGCGGTCGGCCTGACTATCGAGCTGGACAACAAATCGGTGTTCCTGGTCTTCCATCTGGTTCTGGAAATCGGCTTCCATTCCCCACCAGGTTTTTCGCAACACACCAAATCGGTCGGCCCATTCCACCTGATCTAAATCATTAACAAAATGATCGAGGTTTTGTGCGTTGTCATACAAATCTTTAGCCGCGGAAGAGCCCAGCGGATTACGGGTGTTGTAGGTTGTCATTTTTGCCTCAAAAAAAACCCGCCGAAGCGGGTTTAATTAGGAAACGTCGCCAGGGTATTTAGCGTCGTCATACTTATATTTTAGGGGAGAATATTGCCTGGCAGACAACTCGCAGGTGCCGTCCGATGCAGGAACGATTTCAGTTATGAGGGCGTCGTAGCCCATGCGTTCGGAGCTGCAAAAAATCAGCCTGGGTGGTTCGACTGCGGGATCGTCCATTACCCATTCATCAAACATCAGAGATGGAGAATTTGTGATTGCCAGACTAAATTCATCCACCTGAGTCGGCACCAAAATACCTGTTGCAGATCCATCCTGCAGCCGTATCAAACAGCGTGGGTTTTTAAAGCTCCAGTCTGGACTCTCGCTCAGCGAAAGGATCAATGAGTTGCCGTTTAGCCGAGCAGACAGGATCAGGCAGCTGAGCGTTTCATGCCCAGGAATATCATCAGTGAGTATTATGCGGTCCATATACTGATAACAGAGCGCATCCATCTCAGTTGACGTGCTATGCAATAGTTTTTGATATCTATAGCCCATCAATCGCCGCATTCCGATTCGATAGGCAGTGTGCCTGTTGATTACCCCATCCAACGTGAAACTCTCAATTTTTAGGGGGGTTGGATTGCCAGGATGGCGGCAATGCACAGTCTCCTCTGCCCAGGTATCGCTATTGATGTATGTGACATTAACGCCGTCATAGTCATCCTGTGATGGCAGCGTAAATGTCGTTTTTAATTCCTCTGAGGTTTCCTGAGGAGTAATTGCCCCCGTCCACGGCTTAATGCCCTCTCGCCCCGCAGCGGCTAATCCATCGGACAATAAAAAATATCCCATTCCTGCGTAGGTGATTTTTTGAAGGATATCCAGCGCTGAAGCGCCTTCAGAGTCAGCACTAAAATCAAAGAACTCCTGCCGTGGTGTCCAGTAGGTTTTTTCGAGTTCATTTATCGCCTCCTCATCTGCGGCGATACCTAACCCATCCAGAACGTGATAGAGCGCCCCCGATATTGTTCTGGCAACCCCTCGGTCATATTGCCGTGTTGCAACCATATTTATTCGCCGGTCTGATTGAGCTGCCAGTTTACCGCCGGTAACAACATCTACGGCCATTATTGTGACACCAGCATAACGTGATGGCCTGCTGCCTAAGCGGGAGCGTAACGCCTGCCAGAATGCGCTATCACGCGCGTTGTCTTTTCCTTGCTCGTTAGCTCGTCTGCATCGGACCTCAATCAGGCCCCGACTGGTTGCCATGATCCTCTCTGTATAGCCCAGGCCATTTATTGATTTATTGCCATATCTAAAAACTTTTGTGGTCCAGCCCTGTCCAGAGCCGTATACGCGGTATTGCAACTCGAGAATGACCTGAAGATACTTTTTCTTACCTTGATCATTGAAACCGCATATTCCAGAGGTGAATGCAAAATTCACCTCAAAACAATCAGTGGTTTCATTTTCAGGGCAGGCTAAAAACGGCCCTAACCATGATTCATTATCATTAATGCCGCTTGCCTGAAAATCTGAGGATGTGCGCACATTGAACCCCGGCCACGTATCGTCTTTAACACCATTAACGAGGCGTGCCAGGCCAACCGTAGCCCCATCAACCAATAACAACCTGTACTCGCTATTTAAATGGCTGATAGAGAGGCGTTGAGCACCTTCTGCTATACCTGAGAACGCTGTGCCTGCGGCGCTATCGTATGCGAACGTTATTGATGCCTCGATATCCGCCTCTGCAGGCGTGTAGCTCGCCACGAATAATGAATGTGTAATGCTGTTATAAACCAGTGAAACTGGCATACCGATATAAGGGGCTATCTCAGCCAGGCTATTGCCGCGGATTACGCTATAAAGGCCGCTTTTAAAGACATTGTAGGTATCAGGAACTGTAAATGTGATTGTTGCTCCTACAACCCAACTATCAGGCAATTTGTGTTCGTTTGAGGTCTTACCGCCTGTGGCCTCAGTTTCCAGATCATTAAAAGTGGCCGAGCCTCCCGCTACGGTTACCGAACCAGCCAGAATATCGTCTGTCTGTGGTGCGGTCGTCCCCATGTCCAGACCGCTGCCACTGGTGGTTCCGCCAACCTCGGTTGAGTTGTACCAGACCTCAGTACGCTCATCCCCACTAACATCCTCACCGGGAGCGTAAAGTTTATAATTAAAATCATCCCCCAGTGATGCAACCGGTGTGGCACCCACCCTGATATCACCCTCTGTCAGAGCGAATTTTCCTACGCCTAAACACACAAACATTGAATTTATGTATTTTTCAGGGTCATTCTTATCAAATCTTCCAACAGGCGGAACCACGTAATCAGGGTAAATTCGATATTTTCCGAAAACCTCTCGGATTGGATCGCCTAAAGAAGCAGAATTGGCTTTAGCAGGATTTAGATCCAGAGCAGATCCCGAACCAATGCTCTGATTTGAGGCATCGAGTCCTTGCATGGCAAAGATGGCGTAAGCCGCAGAAGCAACGGCTACGGCAACAGCTATCCAGGCCAAAGCAACTGCACCTTGCGGCACGGGGTATAGCCTTACTTCATCATTTGAAAGGATCGCAGTATCCTGCCACTGATCAGCTTTAATCAATACTCCATTAACCTCAGCAGCAATTGGCTGCTGAGCGCAGGATTCATAGCCCTCAACATTTTCAGTAAGCCAATCATGCAATGTAGTATCTTTGTGCCGATGGGTCTCCAGCGGTTCACCAGGTAGCCTCGACGGGTATATTCTGATCGTCATCGCCAGAACTCCACTTTCAGAAATCGCCTTTTGAATCGGCTTAACGGAAGAAACGTAACATTTGATCCTGGATTACACTCGGCCACATACAGCATCCCGTTTAGCTTCACGACAATAGCCACATGAGTCACCAGATGCCCCGAATAACAGGCAACACCCGCCCCTTCTTGCGGTTCACATCTTTCCAGCTTCTGCATCGCTATTCGGGCCTCACGATCCAGCCCGTTATCGTCTTTGGTTACACCTGCAAAATCAGGCCACGGCGACATACCTAAATCCCGCCGTATTTCATTAATAACCCCAAAACAATCCAGTTGAGGATAAACTCGGCCACCCTTTACCCATATAACAGAGCTATATTTATCGATTGAATTCACACAAAACCTTTATAAATAATTACTTCAGCCGTTAATTTTATTTCTAAATTTTCAGAAGTAGATTTGAACGAAAAATTGCAAGATGGAAGTAATGAAGGAATGAATCAGTGAGTGTTTGAAAAACGTATTTAACTGCTGATTATGAAATATATCTTAGTCCAGGATATTCCGGCAGTGTGTAACGGGCACGCGGCCATGCTGTGTCTAAGACATTCATATAACCGGCAGTAAACTGGACCTCAATTGCGGTCCAATAACCAGATTTTATCGCTAGGGTAAACGGTCGCTCTGCCGGAGCTGAACGATCTGATGATCTGAAACACCGGTACGTCAGCGATGCATTTTTACCACCCTCGATTGCTTCACGAACAGCCTTCGATATCACGCCATCAACGTTGCATATGGCAAAATTTAGATCCTGAGTTCCATCAGCATTGCGAGCAGGTAGCGCGATTTCAATA